AGGGTACCGCATGGGTGGGCCTTTAAAAAATGGAAGCCCAATTTTTTGAAAATTCTAAAATCAAGTTAAGTCACGAAAGTGGCTTTTTATTTTTATTGAAAGCGAGTGAACATTATGGCAGTGATTGATAAAGTTCAAATTGAATATGAAAGATTAAAGACACTTTTTGTATCAGTTGAACAATCAAAAAGTGAACTTGTTGATAATCTAATCAATGAAGCAGCTTTTATGAGAGTTCAATTAGAATCACTTCAAAATCAAATTAAAAAATATGGAGCTGTTCAAATTTCCAAAAAAGGTGCACAACGTCAAACTGAAGCAGCCAAGTATTACACGAAACTAGTGAATGCATATGGAACTGTAATAAAGACACTTAATTCCATAATGGGTAAAAACATTATTGATGAAGATGATGAGTTTGACAAGTTCATAGGCAGAATGTCAGAATGAACTATTTATTGGAATACTACGATGAGATTCAAAAGGGTAATATTATCGTTGGAAAAGAACTTCTAACAGTCCTAGAATCACTCATTAAAGATATGGATAACCCAAGATACATATTTGATGAACGTCCTGGTAATATTCGAATCGAGTTTATTGAGACCTTCTGCAAACATACTAAAAGTCCATTTAACGGAGAACCATTTATTCTTGAACTTTGGGAGAAAGCAGTACTTCAAACTGCTTATGGATTTAAAATGGCAGATACTAATTTAAGAAGATTCAATGAAGTATTGTTGTTGATTGCTAGAAAGAATGGTAAGACAACATTTATTGCAGGTATTGACTTAGCTGAGTTTTTCTTATCTAAAGGTGGTGTTGATATTGTATGTGCATCTAATACATCTGAACAAGCTAACATTTTGTTTGAAGAAATCAACAACATGAGAGAAGGCTCAAAAGCTCTATCGAATGAAAAAAGAAGTAAGAAGAATATCTTTCACATTTACTCACCAAAAACAAAAAACAAAATAAAGAAACTATCAGCACAATCAAGAAATAAGGATGGCTACAATATAGAGGTTGGTTGTATTGATGAAGTTCATGAAATGGCTGATTCAAAAGTCTATGATGCAATAAAACAAAGTCAATCAACTAAAGAAGAGCCGTTAATTTTTATTATTACAACTGAAGGTAATACAGTAGGTGGCTTCTTAGATAGTAAACTTGATTATGTTAGAAAGATGATCAAAGGGGAGATTGACGATGAACGAGTACTTCCCTGGTTATATACTCAAGACTCAATTAATGAAATATATGAAGATAAAAGTACATGGCAAAAAAGTAATCCTAGTTTAGGCACTGTAAAGACTTACTCCTACCTTGAGGATTTAATGAATAAATCCAGACACGACCTAGCTACACGAGTTACGATGCTTTGCAAAGACTTCAACATTAAACAATTAGAACAAGGATCATGGTTGACTTATAATGATCTAAATAATGAAACAACCTATGATATCAACGAATTAAGAAACAGCTACGCTATTGGTGGTGTTGACTTATCATCAACAACTGATCTTACGGTTGCACTCATACTATTAATCAAAGATGGTAAGAAGTATGTTATACCACAATTCTTTATGCCAAGTGAAGTTATTAAACGCAGAAAAGAAGAGGATAACGTTCCATATGATATTTGGGTTCAAAGAGGATTGATTACTGTAACAGAAGGTAATCAAAATGATTTCACACTTGTAACACAGTGGTTTCTAATGATGATTAGAACTTATGAAATCAGACCACTTTGGGTTGGGTATGATCCTTGGAATAGTCTGTACTGGACTAAAGAAATGGAAGACTTAGGTTTTGAAATGGAAAAGGTCAGACAAGGGATCTACTCCTTATCAGAACCAATGAAACAATTAGAAGCAGATCTAAAAAACGGTAATGTGATCTACAACAATAATCCAATAATGAAATGGAACTTATCGAATACCCAAGCTAAGATTGATATCAATGGAAACATCCAACCATCAAAACTTGGAAGTAAGTATAAAAGAATTGATGGAGCAGTAGCACTTATCATTGCCTATGCTGTATTAAATCGATATAAAATCGAATATGAAAATATGCTATAATTGAATAAAAGTTGGGAGTTGTTTTTAATGAATATTTTTGATGTCCTAAATCATGGAAAGTTTATAGCATATAAAGAAAATGAAAGTGCTAGCGAATATGATAATATTAGTTTAGTATTAGCAGTAATTGATTCTATATTTTCAATCTCTGCTAAGTATGAAACAACTGTAAAAGTAGTAGATAGATTTGCTAAATATGTCGGAATAAATAAAAGAAGTGATGATTTTACAATTACAGAATTTGTGAATAAATTTAATGATTTTAGTCCAGAACAACTAGCAAATTATGTCTTTAATAATAGGCAAAGAACATCAGCTGTAAATGGAATATTAAAAGCAGAAGCAGTTAAAAGTGTCATTGAAGTTTTATATAATAATAAAATTGATACGAAAAAAGATTTATTAAATTTTCAAAATCAAGAAAAACTTGAGCTGGAAATTAGAAAAATTAAAGGCCAAGGCAGTGGTATTGCATTTCATTACCTTATGATGCATGCTGGAGATGTAAATAGATTTAAGGCTGATAGACATATTTACACTTTTTTTAAATCGTATTTAGGTTATGGAAAACTAGATGAAACTACACTTAAAAAAGTATTTAATGAAGAGTTTTTAATTGTAAAAAATAAATATCCACACTTTACTGTAAGAGCTTTGGATAATTTGATTTGGAACTTCATAAAAGAAAGAGAAAACCATTTTACAGAAAAGGAAGCACTAAATATTATAGAATTTAGATTTCAAGAAAATAAAAAATGGCATGTTTTTAATAAACATATGAATAAATATTTTCTAACAAATAGTGCGCCTAAAAGTGTATTTGAGTCTTATGAAAAATATTTATCAAACTTTGATAAAGAAGTTTTGGCGCAGATTTTGGAAACTGTAGAACAATTAGACCATTATATGGGTGAGAAATTATTTGAACCAACTAAAAACACAATTAAAAAAATGTTAACTAAATAATTAATTTATGGAGGTCTCTATGGCCATATTTAAAAGAAAGAAAAAACAGGTCTCAACAGAGTCCTTTAAATTAGTAAGTGACTTTAATAGTCCACATGTTCCTTTTGGAAGTGATATATCTAAATCGGATGTAGTAAAGATTGCTGTTGATAGGATAGCTAGTCAATGTGCAAAACTAAAACCAAGATATATAAAAACATTAAACGATAAGACAGTTACAGAGAAATCTGGCAGACTGTCTTTTATTTTAAAGCACAAGCCAAATGAAGTAATGACACCTTACCAATTTATCTATATGGTGATAACTACATTACTCATGAACGACAATGCATTTATCTATCCAATGTTTGATGGTGCAACGGGTGAAATCAAAGCTCTTTATCCACTTAAACCATCCATTGTTGAACCAATCATAGATTCAGGTGGTAGTTACTATTTAAAGTTCAGATTTGATAGAGAAGAATCCTTCACGATTCCATATGAGAACATAATACACATTAAAAGGTTTTATCATACGAATCAGATCTTTGGTGGATCAAGTTCTAAAGGTGACCAAGAAGCACTCTTAAAAACAATTCAAATCAATGAGAATGTGCTTCAAGGTATCGATAATGCTCTTAAAAGTTCCATGCAAATTAAGGGACTTCTTAAAATGAGTGCCATGCTAAGTGAAACAGATAAGAAAAAACAACTTGATTCATTCAATGAAATATTAAAAGAGTCTATCAAAAATAGAGGCAGTTCAATTATTCCTGTGGATTTGAAAGGTGATTATGTACCTTTAACAACAGATCCAAAGCTAATAGATAAAGACACATTAGAGTTTTTACAATCAAAAATCCTAGATTACTTTGGTGTATCAGTTCCAATCTTTCATTCCAAATATACAGAAGATGAGTTCAACTCATTTTATGAACAAACCATCGAGCCTTTAGCCATTCAAATGTCTGAGGCTTTTTCTTTAGGTTTGCTTACACAAAATGAAATCATGCGTGGTGAAGAGATTATCTTTTACAGTGAAAGACTTCAATACGCATCATGGAACACAAAAGTTACTGCGATTGAAAAACTCATGGGTTTAGGCATTATGTCACTGAATGAATCAAGAGGACTGTTGGGACTTGAACCTGTTGAAAAT